GCAGCAGGGCGCAGAGGGCGAGGCCGATTGCAACGGCCAGGGCGACATCGGCGAATGTGGTTTTCATGGTTCAGTCCTTACAGTGGTTACGGGTTACAGGTGGATCAGTTGACCCACTGGGTTAGATTGTATCACAACTACAACCCAGTGGGTCAACATTTAATTACTAGGTGGTTTCCCTAACCGATACATGAGCACAGCGGCGTCCCGTTCTTCACGGGTTGCAAAGCGGCCCAAGTGCACCACGCGCCCACCATCGCGCACAGCGGCCTGCCATGTTTTACGGGCGCGGGGAACGCGCTTCACCAATTCACCAGTGCGCAGCCAGTGCAGCACGATCGAGGCGCTTACAGATCGCCCCTCGAATCGGACAGTTGCACCACATCGAACCCGCACCCGTTGTTCAATGGAACCCGTCAGCCACGTTTCAACGCGATGCAACGCGCCATCATGCTCCACAAACTCAAAGCCGGTCATCACGGGTTTGATCTTATGCGCAGCATCACGCCCGGGCTTTTCATGCTTCGCGGGTTTCTCGGGTTCGGTGGTCAACCCGAGCAGGTCGCGCAGCTGGTTGTCATTCAGTTGTTCGATCTGGTCAAAGTCGAGGCTAGTCTTGGCATAGGCTCGCTCGATCATGTCTTCACGTTGCATGGATTCTCCTTGTTAGCAGTTGTTAGCATGTTAGCCATATTCTATGACAAGTGGTGCATTGTGTCAATATGGGACAAAAAGGATAAAGGATTCTCGGATTAAAAGACCATTTTAAAAAAGTCTGTTTCTTCCCCCTCGCCTGCGCGATGTCACCAATGACTCATGAGCCGAAAAACACGGCTAACGCGCTAACAATTCCCGAGAAACACGGCTAACGTGCTAACGTGCTAACACCTGGTCACCCGCTGGGTGCACGTTTAACCCGCTGGGTTTGCCCCGTGAAGCCCTGATTCTATGACCCAATGGGTGCACTGGTGTCGCTGGGCTGACGTGGATCACTGACCCAATGGGTGCATCGGGGTGCACTGGGTGCGCGGGTGCACTGGTGTCGCTGGGCTGACCTGGTGTCGCTGGGCTGACCTGGTGTCGCTGCATCATGGGATCATGGCGCGTGGCCGTGGTGCAGTGGATCGCGGATGCCCGAGCCGCCGAGGGGGAGGGGTAGGGCCGACGGACCAAAGGTCACGTTTACGGCGGTACCGCGAACAATTTGATTTGATTTAAAATTTTTATTTAATTTTTTAAATCCGTGGTACACTGCTTCAATGAAACCAAACATCACACAAGAGCGTCTAAAGCAGTTGCTGCACTACAACCCTGACACTGGTAAGTTCACCCGCTTGACTAAGTGGGGTCGTCAGCAAATTGGCGATGAGCCAGGATGCAAATCAAAATTTGGATACCGGTACATTGGGGTTGATGGAAAAGGCTACACCGCTTATCGGTTGGCGTGGTTGTATGTGTATGGGGAGTTTCCCGATGGTGATATCGACCACATCAATCGCGACCCCACCGATGACAGGATCGCAAACCTGCGTTCGGTTTCACATTCCACCAATCTGCACAACAGTTCTCACCGAAACCCCGCATCAAAGATCAAAGGTGTGTACCGCACCAAAGAAAACAATTGGCAGACCAGTATCAAAGTGGCTGGTGTGACATATCGACTAGGAACCTACAAGACAATTGAGGAAGCAGCGGCTGCAAGAAAATTTGCTGAACAGTTGCTGATCCCCACACAGTGCTAGACTCAGTACCACTATGGACACATTGAACCCCAATCCCGTAGGCGCAGATGTCGCACATCAACTCGAACTACCAGACTGGCTCGACCCTGCGCCACGATCCGACACCCCGCTGGCCAAAATGCCCGCAGAGGTCAAAGCACTCACCCTCGTGCAGTACGAGCAGGTGTTCATGCGAGCCATCGACTCGATTGCCCACGGCAAATCCCTGTCCCAGGTGCTGCGGGACGATCAGCGGGACATCGACTACAACGACTTCTACCGGTGGATCAAGAAAGATCCGCAGCGCAAGCAGTTGTTTGATGAAGCCCAAGAAATGCGCACCGAGTTCATGGCTGGCGAGATCATCGAGATTGCCGACGCCGATGACTCGCTGGAGGACGTCCAGCGTTCCCGATTGAAGATCGACACTCGTAAATGGCTCATGGGCGCACACAATCGTAAGAAGTACGGTGAGACCAAGACCGTGGAGCTTGGCGGGACGATCTCGATCACCGATGCGCTGGCTGCGGCCCAGGCTCGGATCATTGAAGCTGAAGTGATTGATGTGACCCCTAGATTGGAGAACTGACTATGAGTGATGGTGGTAAAGGCTCCGCGCCAAGACCGATCCCCGACCCCCAGAAGTTCCGCGACAACTGGGACGCGATCTTTGGGAAGAAGAAGTAATGCAGAAACCCATTTACTCGCCTGAAGACGAACAGGTCCTGATGACCCAGCTGTGGTCGCCCCAGATCAAGGACAACCCAGAGACCTTCGTCCTGTTTGCGTTCCCGTGGGGGCAGAAGAACACACCACTGGAGAAGTTCAGTGGACCCCGTGCGTGGCAGCGCAGGGTGCTGCGTGAGATCACGGCGCACATCAAGCAGAACCAAGGCCAACTCGACATGGACGCACTGCGCGTCGCGGTGTCTTCGGGCCGGGGTATCGGTAAGAGCGCACTGGTGAGCTGGCTCATCCTGTGGATGCTGTCCACCCGGATCGGCAGCTCAGTCATCGTGTCGGCTAACAGCGAGAACCAGCTGCGCACCGTCACCTGGGGCGAACTGACTAAGTGGGCCACGATGGCCATCAACTCACACTGGTGGGAGCCGTCGGCCACGAAGCTGACCCCTGCGCAGTGGCTGACCGAGCTGGTCGAGCGGGATCTGAAGAAGGGCACCCGTTACTGGTCTGCTGAGGGGAAGCTGTGGAGCGAGGAGAACCCGGACAGCTATGCCGGTGTGCACAACCACGACGGCATGATGGTGATCTTTGACGAAGCCAGTGGTATCCCGGACGGCATTTGGTCAGTGGCTGCGGGCTTCTTTACGGAGAAGATCCTGGATCGCTACTGGTTCGCGTTCAGTAACCCACGGCGTAACACGGGGTACTTTTTCGAGACTTTCCACGGTAAACGGGACTTTTGGAAAGGGCAGATCATTGATGCCCGCACAGTCGAGGGCACCGACAAGGCCGTCTACGACCAGATCATCGCCGAATACGGTGAAGACTCGATCCAGGCCCGCGTCGAGGTCTACGGTGAGTTCCCCGCAGCCGGTGAAGACCAGTTCATCTCGCCCGTGGTGGTCGAGGACGCCATGAAACGGCCTCCATATAAGGACGCCACGGCTCCAATCGTGATCGGCGTGGACCCGGCCCGTGGTGGCATGGACAGCACGGTGATCCTCGTGCGCCAAGGGCGTGACATTGTGGCCATCAAACGCCTCAAGGGTGAGGACACCATGAGCGTCGTGGGGCACGTCATCGACGCCATCGAGGAATACAAGCCTGCGCTGACCGTGATCGACGAAGGTGGTCTTGGGTATGGGATTCTTGACAGATTGACCGAGCAGCGTTACAAAGTGCGCGGGGTCAACTTTGCATGGAAGGCGAAAAACCCCGTGATGTGGGGCAACAAAAGGGCCGAGATTTGGGGTGCGATGCGCGACTGGCTCAGGACTGCATCGATTCCCAACGACAGATCCCTGCGAAACGACCTGGTCGGCCCTATGAAGAAGCCCAACTCGGCTGGGACGATCTTTTTGGAAGGGAAAAAGGAGATGAAAGCCCGTGGGCTGGCCTCTCCTGATGCGGCTGACGCACTGGCCGTGACGTTTGCATTCCCCGTGGCCAGCCGTGGGGAGTACAATTCTCGTAACACAACGCGCAAGGTCACATATGACCGCAGCGCGGCATCAACTGGATGGATGGGGTCATAAAATGCCACTGAAAAAATCTGCATCACCTGCGGCCTTCCGCGCCAACGTCAAAGCCGAGGTGAAAGCCGGAAAACCGGTCAAACAGGCCGTGGCCACCGCCTATTCCGTCAAGCGTGAAGCTGCCAAAAAATCCACCCCGAAAGGTAAAAAATGAAATCCAAATCCACACCTGCTAAGCCGCCCAAGCCGTCCAAAGCCTTCGTAAAGGAAATGGAGCGTATGTACCCGAAAGGTGCCACGATTACACCTAAAAAGGCTCCGACAAAAGCCCCGATGAAGTCCAAAAAATGACCCTGAAAGCCATGCAAAACTGCCTCATTATTGAGCGCGATGTCGAAAAACATGCGATGTTTGAGCTACTTTCGACAGAAAAGCAGGAAACGGGTATAGTCGTGTCCGCAGGCCCTGACTGCAAAGAGCTGAAGGTCGGTGACCATCTGTATTTCGGCGTAGGGCAAGAATTTAAGCATGAAGGCAAGGACTATGTCGTCATGCGCGAGCCTCACGTACTAGGAGTCTTGAATGGCTGACCCAACTGGCATGGTTGCTGCGGCGAACGTAGCAGCCGGTGGCAAACCCCTGAAATCCGACTCAGACATTCTGACCGTCGCCCGTGCCCGCCTTGATATGGCGGTTTCGGCGCTTGCCGAATCCCGTGAAGACGAGATCGACGATCTGCGGTTCTACGCCGGTTCGCCCGACAACCATTGGCAGTGGCCAGCCGACGTGCTGGCAACCCGTGGTGCGGTTCAGGGCCAGACCATCAACGCCCGCCCCACCCTGACGATCAACAAGCTGCCTCAGCACGTTCGTCAAGTCACCAACGACCAGCGTCAAAATCGGCCCGGTGCCAAGGTTATCCCTGTGGATGACAACGCTGATGTGCAGGTGGCCGAGGTGTTCAACGGCATGATCCGTCACATCGAGTACATCTCCGATGCTGACGTGGCATACGACACCGCCTGCGAGAACCAAGTGGCCTACGGCGAAGGCTACATTCGCCTGCTGACCGAGTATTGCGACGACGACACCTTTGATCAAGACATCAAGATCGGGCGTATCCGCAACAGCTTCTCGGTCTACATGGACCCGCTGATCCAAGACCCCACCGGCGCTGACGCCAAATGGTGTTTCATCACGGAAGACGTGACCAAGGCGGAATATGAGCGCATGTACCCTGATGCAGCGCCCATTTCGACTCTCCAGTCGCTGGGCGTTGGCGATCAGTCGATCAGCAATTGGCTGAACGAGGACACAGTTCGCATTGCGGACTACTACTACATCGACTACGACAAAGCCACGCTGAATCTGTACCCCGGCAACGCGACAGCCTTTGAGGGCACGCCCGAGGACAAAGAGCTGCGAGCGATCTACGGCAAGCCCAAGCGCAACCGTGTGTCCGAGCGTCCAAAGGTCAAGTATTGCAAGATCAACGGTTACGAAATCCTCGAGGAACGCGAGTGGGCAGGCAAATGGATTCCCGTGATCCGTATTGTCGGCAACGAGTTCGAGGTTGATGGCCGTTTGTATGTGTCGGGCTTGGTGCGTAACGCCAAAGATGCCCAGCGCATGTACAACTACTGGGTTTCGCAAGAAGCCGAGATGCTGGCTTTGGCCCCTAAAGCGCCGTTCATTGGCTACGGTGGTCAGTTTGAGGGCTACGAGGACAAGTGGAAGACTGCCAACACGAACAACTGGCCCTATCTGGAGGTCAATCCTGACGTCACAGACGGTCAGGGCAGCGTGTTGCCACTGCCACAGCGTGCGCAGCCTCCAATGGCCTCCAGCGGCCTTCTGCAAGCCAAATCGGGCGCTGCTGAAGACATCAAAGCAACCACCGGTCAGTACAACGCATCGCTGGGCATGGGCTCCAATGAGCGGTCCGGCAAAGCCATTTTGGCCCGCCAGCGTGAAGGCGACGTGGGCACGTACCACTACGGCGACAACTTGGCCCGTGGTGTGCGTCACATTGCCCGTCAACTGATCGACCTGATTCCCAAGATTTACGATACCCAACGTATCGCTCGAATCATTGGCGAAGATGGTGAGACAAAGATGGTCAAGATCAATCCTGACCAGCCTCAACCAGTCAACGAGATTCGTGACGAGCAGGGCATCGTGATCGAGAAGATCTACAACCCCGGCGTCGGCAAGTACGACGTAGTGGCTGTCACTGGTCCAGGTTACGCTACCAAGCGCCAAGAGGCTCTGGAAGCAATGGCTCAGTTGTTGCAAGGCAACCCGCAGCTGTGGCAAGTGGCAGGTGACTTGTTCGTCAAGAACATGGATTGGCCAGGCGCTCAGGAGATGTCCAAGCGGTTCGCCAAGACCATCGATCCGAAAATTCTGTCTGACGACGATAAGTCTCCAGCCCTGCAAGCTGCCGAACAGCAGATCCAAGCGATGGGTGCAGAGATGGAAAACATGCACCAGATGATTCAAAACGTGGGCAAGTCCATCGAAATGCGGGATCTGGAGCGCAAGGACTTTGAGGCAGAAGTCAAGGCATACCAAGCTGAGACACAACGGATCGCCGCAGTTCAGGCCGGTATGACCGAGCAGCAAATCCAAGACATCGCAATGGGTGTTGTGGCCGCTGCAATGGAGAGCAATGATCTGGTGATGGGGATTGACGAAGAACGTCAACCGCTGGAATTTGAAGAAATGCCACCTGAGCAACCAATGGAAGGAATGCAGCAATGAAAGCCGCTGATTTTGTAGGCACACTGTTCTTGGCGCGAGATGTCGCGCACTCCGTGCATCTGAACACCCGCAGCTTCTCCAAGCACATGGCGCTCAACTCGTTTTATGACGAGGTGGTTGATTTGGCCGACAAGTTTGCCGAAGCCTACCAAGGCCGTCACGGGCTGATCGGCCCAGTGAGCTTGATGTCTGCCAAGAAAACTGGCAACATCATCGAGTTTTTGAAAGATTCGCTCAAGGACATTGAGGATTGCCGGTACGAGGTCTGTGACAAGTCTGACACTGCTATGCAAAACATCATTGACGAAATCGTTGGGCTTTACCTTTCTACCCTGTACAAGCTACAATTCCTCGCATAAGGAGCCATCATGGAACTCTTGAAACCTCTCAGCAAAGCTGATTTCCCCGCCTACTCTGTGGCGTATACCGGCACTGCTGGCAACACTTCTACTTGGAACGCCGGTCCTCAAGGCGTGGTGGTTTGGTCTGACCAGCCCTGCTACGTGGAAGTCGGTGAAGGTGCTGTGGCCACAACTGCCAGCACCCCCATTCCTGCATACACCCCCATCCCATTTGCAGTGCCAATCACCGTCAGCGGTACATGGCGCGTGAGTGCGATCCAAGTGTCCACTGGCGGCACTGTGTATTGCAAACCAATCAACAAGCAATGAGCTTCGGTGTAGCCCTTCGCAACAGCCTCGCTCTTGGTTTGGGCGGGATTGCTTCGCTGTTTTCTGGCCGCGCCGATGAACAGGCTCAGAGCAACCTGCTGTGCGAAAATGGCGACAACCTCGTCCAAGAGGACGGTGGTCTGATTCTCTTGGAGTAAAAAATGGCTGATAAGAAAATTTCCCAACTGACCGCAATCACACCTCCGCTAACAGGCGTTGAGGTTTTGCCAGTTGTCAAAAGCGGTGCAACGGAAAAGGTCAGCGTCAGCCAGATCATGACCGGCATGATCATCACCGAGTCCGGCACCAGTCGCACGCTGACCGCAACTGACAATGCCCAGATTATTTATTGCACTTCTGCAAGCGCAGTGACGATCACTTGTGCTACCGGATTGGGTGCTGGTTTCAACTGCACGATCATCCAAGGCGGCGCAGGCAAAGTGACTGTGGCTGCGGGTGCCGCTACGCTGGTGTCGTACTCCAGCCTGTTTAGCACAATGGGTCAATATGCCGTGATCTCACTGATCGCACCTGTCGCAAACACATTCGTGGCTGCTGGCAACCTGGGAGTCTAATATGACGGTCAACCTTTCTGCATTGGCTGGTGCTGGTCAGCAATTTTTTGACAACAACGGCGTACCGTTATCAGGCGGAAAACTGTATTCTTACGAAGCTGGTACCACAACCCCACAAGCGACATACACCACCGCTGCGGGTAATGTTGCACACGCAAACCCGATTGTTTTGGATTCTGCTGGGCGTGTATCCACTGGTGAAATTTGGCTGACTGCTGGCTCAAATTACAAATTTGTCCTTAAAACCAGCGCAGATGTGACATTGGCGACATGGGACAACATCACTGGCATTAACGGTACAGGTATTGCGGTTAACGCTGAAAATGTGCAATACGATCCGCCATTTACGGGCGGTGTTGCCACAAATCAGGAAGAATACAACAGCCGAATTATCAGCGTCAAAGATTTTGGTGCTGCTGGTGATGGCGTAACTGACGACACTGCTGCAATTCAAGCAGCTATTGACGCAGGTGAAGGCAGAACGCTTCTTGGTGTGAAAGGTCAAACGTATCTCATTCAAGATCAACTGACCATTCCAAGCAATATCACCATCGACTGGCAAGGTGCGACCATCATTGATGATGTGCAAACGTATCGACCACCGGCACAAGCGAGTCGTGCAAAACCATTGTTTTACATGTACGGTGTAAACAACATCAAGATCAAAAACTTGATGTATGAGTCCACGCCAACTCGAGCTACTGTCAGCAGTTCTGTACCTACCGGCATCATCTGGATTGGTGACAACAGCACGACAGGTAGCGGCCCAACTCACGATATTGAAATTACCAACATTCAGGCCAGCAACTGCGCTGACTACACGCTGTTTGTAGCTATCGTTGGCAACGCTTACGATCTTGTCGTGCGCAACATCGACATTCAGGGCGACTGCGATTACGGTATTAATGTCGAATATGGTGAAGCAGCCACTGGCCCGAATCCGCCTGACAACTACGGAATGTATCCGTACAACGTCACAGTGGATCATTTCAATGGATACGACAACGCTACGTCAGTCGGTTTCCTGCGAGTTGCTGGCGCGTACAACATCAAGTTTTTGAATTGCTACGGTGAAAACGTCAAGAGTTTTATTTACGCATGGACTGGCGACACCAGCATTCAACGCGTGTCTGAGAACGTGGTGTTTGAAAACTGCACACACTATGCTGGCGCGAGCTTTTTGACTGGCGTAATCAATTACGTTGTTCAAGTTCTTTCACCTGACAAAAATGGCTCTACTGGTGTGCCATTGCCATCTTGGACAAACCAAGATCACTTGTTTACGTTCAACAACTGCCAGTTTCAAAACAACAAGGAAACTGACAGCGCGGTGTTCCGCTTCTATGGATCGCAGGGCAGCACGGTGTTTAACTCGTGCCTGTTCCAGGACTCATATTTTGGTGTTCGCGCTGGCCCTTCTGTCAACCCAAGCTACACATCTTTGTATTCGCTGCGGTTCAATGATTGCGTGTTTAAGAACAACTCACGTGATGTGCGATTGACCACCATTCGTGGTGTTGTGTTTGACCATTGCAAGTTTTTGGATCAAGACGGAACTTTGAATCCTGTGAAATTGGAATCAAGTGCAATTTACAACGAATTCAAAAACTGTTACTTTTCTGGCCTTGCGACAGACGTTGCATACATCGTGGTTGATTCCGGCTGCGTGTTAAACACCATTGATAAATGTTTATTTTCTGACACTGGTAGCACTCCTCCGTTGGAATTAAGTGCTGAAACTCTTGGCGCAAACAATTTCCCGCCTGACCAAGGTTTGGTTAAAACTGGATATGCCTATTACGGTCTGTCTGGTCAACCTGACACTTTGATCGAAGACTTGACCAATGTGTCAACATCGCAACTGGATGCAGACAAACGTACTTTGTACACCGTTCCTATTTTGACTAAATCCATCACTGGTGTTTTGAACGGCACTCAAAACACGACTGTTCGATTGACTTCAAACAGCGTTGGATCAAACGTCACGTTTGTTTACAATGATGGCGGGGAAACAACAACAACTCGCATCATTACTTCCACAGGTGCAAATGTGAATTTGACTGGATCGGGTTGGACGGCGGTTTTGCTTTCTACTCCACAGGGTTGGTATTTGACCACTTAAGGAATTGAAATGATCACGCCAGCTTTTTCAGTTACCGCAACAGAACGCATCCTTCCAAAACTTGCCCTTGATTTCACTACGGCAAGTCTTGATTCTCGCGTTACCTTTGCTCGCACAACTGACGCAACGCATCCGGCCACTTATGTCAATAGCTCGGGTGTGATTGCGTCTGCTTCAGACAATCAACCGAGATTTGATTACGATCCTGTCGCGCTAACTTGCAAGGGTTTGTTGATTGAAGAATCACGCGCTAATCTGCAAACGTACAGCACAATAACCAACGCTAATTGGTCAAGGGTGCGTTGCACTATTACCGACAACTCTATTACATCACCTTTAGGAACAACAACTGCACCTAGATTAGATTGTGACACCACCGGCGGTGGCATGAACGCTTCAGGGCCGCAATGCACTATCGGCAGCGGCGCAACAACTACGGCATCTATTTTTTTAAAAAAAGGCTACGATAATTTTGCCTTGTTGATTGTTTCAGATGGGGCTGTATCAAATGGTGTTCGTCAATACGTAAACATCAATACTGGAGTTCTTGGTTCAAGTAGCGTTTTTGGTACGGGATGGGCAAAAGTCAGCGCGTCTGTTTCTGCCTATGCTAATGGTTGGTATCGAGTGGTTTTGACTGTTTCAACTACCGGAACAACGGCTAAAGCCACAGTTTTCCCATCGTGTCCAGCAGATGGAAACGTAAGCTGCACTGCGGGTGTCACCTATGGTTATCCTTGGGGTGCTCAAGTGGAAGCTGGAGCGTTTGCCACCAGCTACATTCCCACGACCAGCGCATCTTTGACCCGCAATGCTGATGTGGCTACGATGACGGGATCAAACTTCAGCAATTGGTACAGTGCAGGAGTTGGCGGTTTGTCTGTTCGCGCAGTTCCTTCCACCGTTTCAGGCACAAGACCGTCAATTCAATTTGATGACACAACCGCCAACGAACTGATTGTTTTGCGCGGAAATACGACAAACCCTGAGTTGTATATTGTTGATGGCGGTGTGGCGCAAGCACAAATTGACGCAGGTACGATTGCAGCAAACACTGCGTACAACTTGACAGGCGCATGGGTTACAAATAGTTGCGCTGCCGCAGTAAATGGGGGTGCTGCTGTTACAGATACCACGGCCACAATGCCAACTGTTACTCAAGCTCGACTTGGTTGCGATGGTACAAATTATTTAGATGGCTGGCTTCAATCTGTTAGATATTGGCCTCAGCGAATCACTGACGCAGAAGCGCAAGCGTTTTCCAAATAACCCATCTTGACAAGCGATTTCTTAGCGCATAATCTAAGGACTGTACCGGCCCAGTAGACCGGGGAATCGAAAGGTTCATTTAAATGACTGAAGAAGTCCAATCCTTAGCGGAAGTTGACTCCGCGCCTGCACCAGAAGTGACGGCCACTCCTGAGAATGCTGAAAACGCGCCGGAAGTCGTCGAGACTCAAAACGAACAAGTCGAGGAGAAGAAATACTCCCAGGCTGAAATCGATGCGATGATCGGCAAGCGCCTCGCAAGAGAGCAACGTAAGTGGGAACGGGAACAGCAACAGCGAGCTGCGGAAACGCAAATCGTAAAAGCTCCTTCGGCAACTACCGCTGACCAGTTTGAAAGCCCTGAAGCCTATGCGGAAGCACTGGCATATCAGAAAGCCGAAGAACTGATCGCCAAGCGTGAAGCCGCCAAGCAGCAGTCTGCCGTCCTTGAAAGCTATCAGGAACGTGAAGAAGCAGCACGGGACAAGTATGATGACTTCGAGCAAGTCGCCTACAACCCCAAGCTCCCAATCACGAACGTGATGGCCGAAACGATCCAGTCTTCGGACATTGGCCCCGAGTTGGCTTACTACCTCGGCTCCAACCCCAAAGATGCAGAACGTATCTCACGCATGTCACCACTCGCACAGGCGAAAGAAATCGGGAAGATCGAAGCCAAACTGGCAGCTGACCCTCCCGTAAAAAGAACCACATCCGCACCTGCACCGATTAAGCCTGTCGCGGCACGCTCCACTGGAGCGCCAGCACTTGACACTACGGACCCTCGGTCTATCAAGACCATGACGGATTCGCAGTGGATTGAAGCTGAACGTGCCCGTCAGATTAAGAAACTGCAAGCGCAGATGACCCGCTAAATTTTTGAAAGGACTCACATGTCTAACAGTATTCTGACCATTGACATGATCACCCGCAAATCGCTGGAGATCTTGGAAAACAACCTCGTGTTGACCCGCAACGTGAACCGCCAGTACGACGACAGCTTTGCTGTTGAAGGTGCCAAGATCGGTTCTACTTTGCGTATCCGCCTGCCCGACCGCGCTCTGGTGACTGACGGTGCCGCCCTGCAAGTTCAGGACGACAACGAACAGTACACCACTCTGACTGTGGCCAGCCAAAAGCACATCGGCGTCAACTTCACATCTGCTGAATTGACCATGCAATTGGACGACTTTGCAGAGCGTGTGTTGAAGCCTCGTATCAGCCAGCTGGCCTCCAGCATCGACGCTGACGTTGCCAACGCATACAAGTCCATCGGTAACTCGGTCGGCACCCCTGGCACCACTCCTTCGACTTCTTTGGTGCTGTTGCAAGCCCAGCAGAAGCTGAACGAGAACGCTGCCGTGATGTCCCCACGTTACGCCACCGTCAACCCTGCCGCCAACGCTGGTCTGGTTGAGGGCATGAAGGGTCTGTTCAACCCCACCGACACCATCAGCAAGCAGTTCAAGAACGGCATGATGGGCACTGGCGTGTTGGGCTTTGATGAGATCAACATGTCTCAGTCGATCAAGCAGTTCACCACTGGCTCGCGCACTGCCACCGGCGGTACCTTGTCGGCTGCTGTGACCTCCGAAGGTGCTACTACCATCGCCATCACCGGCGCTGGTAATGCTGGCACCATCAAGATCGGCGACGTGTTTACCGTGGCTGACTGCTACGCTGTGAACCCACAGACTCGTGAATCTACCGGCTCCTTGTTCCAGTTCGTGGCTACTGCCGACGTGACTCTGAACAGCTCTGGCGCTGGCAACATCACCGTTGCTCCGATCTACTCGTCCGGCAACGCTCTGGCAACCGTGGACAGCCTGCCTGCCTCCGGCAAAGCCGTCGTGTTCGTGGGTGCCGCATCTACTCAGTACGCTCAAAACTTGGTGTACCACAAAGATGCCATCACCTTCGCTACTGCCGACCTGTTGCTGCCTCAAGGCGTTGACATGGCCGCTCGCGCTGTCCACAATGGCATCAGCCTGCGTGTTGTGCGCCAGTACGACATCAACAACGATCGTATGCCTTGCCGTATCGACGTTCTGTACGGTTACAGCACGATCCGTCCTCAAATGGGCGTTCGTCTGTGGGGCTAAACTGAAACGGGGGCTTCGGCCCCCTTTCAATCGTTTTCATCTCTGAAAGGAAATTATCATGGCTCTCCCTAACGGCGCAGGCGGTTACCAAGTCGGTGACGGCAACCTGAACGAAGTTATTCTCGGCGTTCAACCCGCACCCCAAACCGCAACTGCTACTGCTACTCTGACAGTCGCTCAAATCACTGGTGGCATCTTGCTGGGTTCGCCCGGTAGCTCCGCTGCTGCTTACACTTTGCCCACAGGCACCAGCCTGGACGCAACCGTGTCGAGCGCAAAAGTGAACAGCTCGTTCGACTTCAGCGTGACCAACGTGGACGGCTCTAGCTCTGGCGTCATCACCATGACTGCCGGTACTGGCTGGACTATCGTTGGTTTGGCAACTATTGCCGCCACCGCTGGTACAACTGGTTCCTTCCGCGCCCGTAAAACCGGCGATGGTACTTGGACCCTGTACCGCTTGGCCTAAGTAAAATGGGGGCTTCGGCCCCCATTTTTGAGAGAACCTCATGGCAGTTATTTATCTGATTCACCCTCAGCACGGTGCCAAAGTTGCCACAATGGAACTTGAGGCAGCAGCTGATGAAAAAAATGGCTGGACGCGCTACAATCCAGACACGCCTTCGGCTCCCGAAGAAGCGGCCAACACACTCGTTGTGAAGCGCAAATACACGCGCAAAGCTGAATCTGAAGGAGTCTGAGCATGACGACGTACACCGCAGGCGATCAAATCAATCGAGCATTCCGACTGCTCGGCATTCTTGCCGAAGGTGAAACGCCGTCTGCCGCAATGTCCCAAGACGCCCTGATGGCGCTCAACCAGATGATTGACAGCTGGAACACCGAGCGTCTGTCAATCTTCTGCACCCAAGATCAAGTTTTCACATGGCCCTCTGGTGAGTACGTTCGCACGTTGGGACCATCTGGTGATTTCGTGGGCCTGCGTCCTGTGCTGTTTGATGACGCCACGTATTACCGTGATCCCGGCACCAATGTGTCCTACGGTATCAAGTTCATCAACCAGCAGCAGTATGACGGGATCGCGGTCAAGACCGTCACCAGCACTTACCCTCAAGTGATCTTCGTGAACATGGGGTATCCCGATGTCACGATGTCCATCTATCCCCGCCCCACACGGGATTTGGAGTGGCACTTTGTGTCAGTGCAAGAACTGGACCAGCCTGCAACACTGGCGACAGAGTTGCACTTTCCACCTGGTTATCTGCGTGCCTTCACGTACAACCTGGCGATGGAGATCGCCCCCGAATTTGGCGTGGAGCCAAGCCCGCAGGTGCAGCGCATCGCCATGACCAGCAAGCGCGACCTCAAGCGCATCAACAACCCAGATGACGTGATGGCTTTGCCATACGCACTGGTTGCCAACCGCCAGCGTTTCAACATTTACGCCGGTAACTACTGATGAAATCTCCGATCCTTGGCTCCAGCTACGTGGCACGCAGCGTCAATGCTGCGGACGCCAGGATGGTCAACTTGTTTCCCGAGATCGTGCCGGAAGCTGGCAAAGAGCCTGCGTTCTTGAACCGCGCTCCTGGCCTCAAGCTGCTGAACTCAATCGGTTTTGGCCCCGTGCGCGGCCTGTGGGCATTCTCGTCCAATGACTCTGATGCGTTCGTGGTGTCGGGCACCGAGCTGTACAAGATCAACAATGCATATGTGGCCACCAAGATCGGCAACGTAAGTGGCACTGGCCCCGTCAGCATGGCGGACAACGGCACTCAGTTGTTCATTGCCTGCAACGGCCCAAGCTACATCTACAACAACAACACTGGCGGTTTTGGACAGATCACTGATGCTGACTTTCCCGGCGCTGTGACCGTGTGCTATCTGGACGGCTATTTCGTGTTCAACGAGCCGAACAGCCAGAAGATGTGGGTTACACAACTGCTGGATGGTACATCCATTGATCCATTGGATTTCGCCAGCACCGAGGGTTCGCCCGATGGTCTGGTGGCCGTGGCGTCCAACTTCCGTGAGGTCTGGGCCTTTGGCACAAACTCAATTGAGGTCTGGTACGACAGCGGTTCTACCGATTTCCCTCTCCAGCGCATCCAGGGTGCGTTCAACGAGTTGGGCCTTGCCGCGCCGTACTCGGTGGCCAAAATGGACAACGGTCTGTTCTGGCTGGGTCGTGACCGCCGTGGACAGGGTATTGTGTATCGCGCCAACGGCTATTCTGGTGTGCGCATTTCGACTCACGCTGTCGAGTGGCAGATCCAGCAATACGCTGACATGTCGGATGCGGTGGCGTACACGTACCAGCAAGACGGCCACAGTTTTTATGTCCTGATCTTCCCGTCCGCCAACACAACGTGGGTCTATGACGCAGCGACTCAGGCTTGGCATGAACGTGCTGGTTTTGTGAACGGCGCATTCACTCGCCACCGCAGCAACTGCCAAATGGCGTTCAACGGCAAAGTTGTCGTGGGCGACTTTGAAAACGGCAACATCTACGCTTTTGATCTGGAAGACTACTCGGACAACGGTAGCATCCAGAAGTGGCTGCGCTCTTGGAGAGCGTTGCCCACCGATCAGAACAACCTCAAGCGCACTTCGCAGCACAGCCTGCAACTCGACATTGAATCAGGCACAGGCTTGAACGATGGTCAGGGCAGCGACCCTGAACTTATGCTGCGCTGGTCGGACGATGGTGGCCACACATGGTCCAATGAGCATTGGGCCAAGATGGGCAAGATCGGCGAATACTACCGCCGGGTGTTCTGGCGTCGCATGGGCATGACCCTGAAGCTGCGCGACCGTGTGTATGAGGTGTCGGGCACAGATCCTGTGAAGATCGCCATCATGGGCGCTGAACTCATCCTGAGTCCGACCAATGCCTAACATCACGCCTATCACGCCCCCACGGGTGCCGCTGATCGACCCTCGCACAAAGTTGATCGACAGGGCGTGGTACATGTTTTTCCTGTCACTGGTGAACGCTGCTACGGTGGTGGATGACGGTGATCTTGGACCTAGCGCCGAGTCGCTGATTGCGTCTTACGACGCCGCGCTTCAGATGCTGGCTCAGGATGTGGGCATCCAACCTTCAGTAAACGATCTAGTTTCCCAGGTTGCCGAGCAGCAAAAGCAGCTCGAAGCCTTTGGTCTGTCAGACAACACCTCGTCGTTGGTGTCACAAGTTGCTGAAATGGGAAAGCAAATTGAAGCGTTGGAATTGCAACCTATTGCAACGCCGCAATTGCCTCAATATGTTTACGGTTCGTTTTACAGCACCGCCAACCAACCCGATGGTTCAACAACCACAGCGTATCCCATTCTGTATGACACCACGCAGTTCAGTAAGAACGTGACGCTGGAAAATCGCACAGCCGAATTTACAGCTTTGATTGCCACGACTACGATGACGGTGACGGCAATTACGTCGGGGCCAATTTACCCTGGCATGACCATCACAGGCACAGGCGTCACCGCAGGCACCCGCATCGTGTCTCAGTTAACTGGCACTGACGGCAGCACGGGTACATATGAGGTCAGCATTTCGCAAACCGTGGCGTCAACTACGATTACGGGGACGTGCGCATCCAAAATTAAATGCGAAATTGCCGGTGTATACAACGTGCAGTTCAGCATTCAGATGGTCAATACAGACTCAAGTGTCCACGATATTGATGTCTGGATGCGTAAAAACGGCAGTGATGTTGCTGACAGCAACAGCCAATTTTCCGTACCAAGTAAGCATGGTGCAATTGATGGCCACTTGATAGGTGCTCTCAATTTGTTCATCGAATTAACTGCGGACGAGTACGTTGAATTGATGTGGTCAACGGCAGACGCCACGACTACAATTCAATACATTGGTGCGCAAACTGGTCCAGTTCGGCCTGCAACACCTTCTGTGATCTTAACTGTGTCACTGGCTTCTGTGCCGACACTACAAGGAGTTTAATCATGACAGTGACCGTCAAAGTCTTCGTACCGGCCAAATACGCCGAGAACGCACAAACTACCCAGTACACCGCCACCGGTGTGACTGCCATCATCGACAAGTTCACGGCCACCAACATCAGCGCATCAGCCGCCACGATCTCGGTGAACTTGGTGACCACCGCTGGCTCTGCTGGTAACACCAACCTGATCACCAAGACCAAGACGCTTCAGCCGTCCGAGGTCTACACGTTTCCTGAACTGGTGGGTCAGGTCTTGGGGATTGGCGACTTCATCAGTACAATTGCTGGAACGGCCAGCGCCATCAACATTCGCGTCTCTGGTCGCGAGGTGACCTGATGCGCTTGACCTACGGTAAAGGGTTTGAGATTGACCGACCAGTAGACCTCACAACAAAAGTCGAGGTTCTGCAAGCTGAAGTCTCAAAGCACCCTCAATACGAGCCACCCACCGAGCACGTGTTTCACGGGGGCATGTATTGCCGTCAAGTGTGGCGTCCAGCAGGGTGCCTGATTGTGGGTAAAGTCCATAAAAAAGAACACTTTTACATGGTCGTGTCGGGTACGGTTAGCGTGACGACTGATGATGGGGTACAGACCTTAACAGGACCGATGCTTCTGTGTAGCAAACCTGGTACCAAGCGTGCGGTGTTTGCTGAAACAGACGCACTGTGCATGACGTTTCACCGGGTTGATTCCGATACGGTTGAAGCGGTAGAATCCGAACTAGTTGAAGACGATCCGAACTCGATGTTTGCTGTCGGAAACAAGGTCAAACATCAAGAAATCGAGGTGAAATCATGAGCTTTGTTACAGCGGCAATGATCGCGGGTGGTGCAACCCTTGCAAGCGCATACATGGGGTCTCGTGCGGCTGGTAAAGCCGCAGACGTTCAAGCAGGCGCAGCCAATCGTGCCGCCGATCTTCAACAACAACAGTTTGAGCAGACCCGCCAAGACCAAATGCCTTGGATGGAGGCTGGTAGGACTGCTCTGAATGCGCTGACACCACTGGCCACAAACTATCAAAGGTTCGGCATGAACCAGTTTCAGGCCGATCCTGGTTATGCGTTCCGTCTGTCCGAAGGTCAAAAAGCACTTGACCGGCAAGCGGCTGCGCGTGGTGGTTTGATCTCCGGGGGTGCGTTAAAGGCCGCACAACGGTACGGTCAAGACATGGGTTCGCAGGAATATCAAAACGCGTTCAACCGTTACCAGGCCGAGCGCACAGCTCAACTGCAACCTTTGCAGTCCCTTGCTGGCGTGGGTCAGACGACTGCTCAGTCATTGGGTCAGACGGGTGCAGTCAATGCCGCAAACATTGGCAATTTGATGACCGGTGGTGCAGCGGCGCAAGCGGCTGGTTATGTTGGTGGCGCAAACGCGCTGACTAGTGGTTTGGGCACCTATCTCAATTACAGTCAGGGTAACAATCTGTTGAACGCTCTTAATCAGAACCGTACGCCAAACTACGGATCGCCAAACTACGGATCGCCAAACTACGGCTGGTCGGGCACATCACTGAATCAGACATTCGGTGGTACTGGCGGTATCGCGGACTGAGGAACAAACATGGCACTTGATCCATCTATTGCCTTGGGCGTCAAGCCCCTCGAACTGGCCAACCCATTGGCGCAGTACGGCCAGATCGCACAGATTCAAAACGCACAGAATCAAAATGCGCTGGCTCAGTATCAACTGGCGACTGCTCAACGAGAGCAGGAAGCCACCAATGCGCTGAACCGAGCATACGCTGAGGCGTACAACCCTGCGACTGGCGCAATTGACGCCAACAAACTTCGTCAGTCTTTGTCTACTGGCGGGTTTGGGTCCAAGCTACCCGCAGTGGAAAAGGGTTTGCTTGAATTGGGCAAACTGAAAACCGAGACTCAAAAAGCCGAAGGTGACGTAATTACACAGCGACTGGATTTGTCAAAACGCCGGCTCGAGAACGTCAGAACGCCACAGGAATACGTTGCATGGCATGAAGCAAACCATAAAGACCCTGTGCTGCGCAGTTATTTCGATTCTTTGGGTATTACCGCAGACTCAGCAAGAGCCAACATCGAAGCCAAAATTAACCAGCCTGGTGGGTTTGCAGAATTGTTGCGCGGGTCTGCACTCGGCCTTGAAAAGTCAATGGAACAGCACTTTGCTGAACAGAATCTGGGCGGCACGACTCGTACGATTTCGATGCCCAAGTATGCGCTGCCCGGCGCACCGAGTGCCGCAACCGTTGTACCTGGTTCCGAAGCCAAGAAGACAATGACTCCCGGTGAAATTGCAGTTGATGCCCGTGCCCGTGAGCGCCTTGCCGCAGAAACCGCAACAGGCGCATTGACGCCAGCATCGCTTGATCTGGCCGCAAATATTTACCTCCAGACAGGTCAATTGCCCACAGGTATGGGTAAATCTGCGTCGGGTCTTCGCTCACAGGTGATGAACCGTGCTACCGAGTTGGCAGGTGGTAAACCTGCTGCCGATCTGGCGGGTGGCATTGTTGAGGCCAAGCAAGATGTCGCGGCTCGCGGTAAATCGGTTAGGGATTTCAGTACCGGTAAGCAAGGCGACGCCGTGCGCTCGTTCAACACCGCTATCGATCACCTCGATACGATGAGCAAGCTGGCTACGGCCCTTCAGAACAACGACACACGGTTGTTTAACACCGCAGGCAACGCATTTGCTGCTGCCACTGGTCAAGCTGCGCCAACTGACTTCGACAGCGCTAAAGCAATTGTGGGCGGTGAAGTGGCTAAAGCGCTTACTGGTTCCAATATGGCTCTTAAAGACCGTGAGGAAATTCGTGACACGCTTTCCCGCGCTAACAGCCCTGCACAGTTGGCCGGAACTATCCGCCGGATGCAAGAACTCATGGGCGGTCAACTCAACAGCCTGAAATTGCAGTACGAGACATCCACCGGACGTAAAGACTTTGACAAAAAGCTGACATCTCGTTCGACTGAGGTGGTGCAGAGTCTTCACGGTGGTTCACCTGCGCCCGGTGCTGCGCCTGCGGGCCCCAAAGCTGGCACAATCCAAGATGGATATCGCTTTAAAGGCGGTAACCCTGCCGATCCTAAAAGCTGGGAGAAAGTGTAATGGCCGGACCTTGGGAACAATATCAGCAACCTGCTGCAACACCTTCAGGCCCTTGGGCGCAATATCAAGCCACGTCGAGGTCGTTGGTTGACCAGATCCCCACCGAACCCGGTGCTAACCTGACACCTACCACATCACCTGAACCCACATTTGGTCAAAAGGTGATGGGAGTGATCGAAACACCTTTTGCAGTTGGTGCAAATTTGGTGACAGGGTTGCCCGTGTATCTGGCCGGAGCAGGCGGTCCCGAGTTTCAACGAAAAGTTGCAGGCGAGATTCAATACCAACCTCGCACACAAGTCGCTCAAAACGCACTTGAGGCGATTGGTCGCGGGTTGGAGGCATCAAAATTGCCACCATTCATGCCTGCTGTTGCCGGTGCGAATATGCTTGCAGAATCTATCAAACCGGCTGCTCGCGCCATTGGTGATGCTGCTCAATACGTCAAGCCAGCAGTTGCACAATCCATTGCCGAAATTCCCGCAGTCGCGGCTCGCGCTGAACGGGTTGCCCAAAAGGCAAGTGCAAAAGACTGGCAACGTGCCCCACAAATCGAAGCTGCTCAAAAAGCACCGCAATACGAAATTGCGCTGAACCCTGCTCGATCCAACCCCACAGTTGCCACAAAGCTAGGTGTGGGTGCGGTCGGCGAAGGTGGTGTCAACTATGAGCTGTCACAACAGAACCTTCCCAAGTTCAACAAAGCTGCACGTGTTGATCTGGGCTTGCCTGAGAACACCCCACTGGACGAAGCCGCTCTGAACAAGTACATGGAGCGTCACAGCACGTCCAACTTGGTCATTGACAAGATGGGTCCTCTCGAAAACACAAAGTCAACGCTTGGTGAATTGAGCGGTCTAATGCTTGACGAGAAACGAACAAGCGACAAGGCAAAATTTGCCGCCGTGAACGAGGTTGTTGCTCGCGCAAGAGATCAGATCGCTGAAGGGTTGACTGGCTCGGAAGTACTCGACCAGATTCGCGGGTTCCGTCACGACGCAAAGCGCGTTTTGCAAAATGCAACCGCTGGTCCAAACGAAATCGAAGTTGCCAAGACCAAGCTCAAACTCGCCAAGACGTTTGAGAATTTGATCGAAAACAACCTTGCGGATGATTCCATCATTGACCTGTATCGCAAAGAGCGCACGGCTCAAGCCAAAGGCTACGACTGGGAACGCGCTATTGACCCAATCACCAAGCAGGTTGACCCGAATCAGCTTGCCGCCGATGTGCGCAATGGTCTGAAGCTGACGGGCACTTTGCGCGATCTGGCTGACATTGCAGGTGCGTATCCTGAAATCGCATCCATGCGTCCATTGATCACACCAGACCCTTACACGATGATGCGTCGTGGCGGTGCTGGTGGCACCATTGGTTTCGCCACACTGGGTGGCCCAGAGGGTGCTGCTGTTGGTGCAGGATTGACCAGCATGGCCGGACGAATCGCGGCGAAAGGCATGAAGTCGCCAGGATTCCAGCAGAACTTTGCGATTCCCCCGGATCGACGGATGGCATTGCCCCCAGTCGAGGGGTTGAGCCGTCCCAATTTCACAATGGCTGAGACGGGTCCATACTCGCCCATGCCACCCGTGCCCAACAAGATGCTGGGATACAACCCGAATGTACCGTCTACTGCCGAAGTGCAGATGAATCGTTTGCGTGCTGAAGATGTCATGGGGCAGCAGTTCATCCGAAATCAGATTCTGGCTGAAGAAGCCCGACAAGCTGCTACTGAAGCCGCCACTCGTCAGCCTGCACGAGGTGGCATTAATTTGGAATGGGACCCGATGACCAAGACGTATCGGGAACCCAGTGCCGTGATGAAAGGCGCAACTCCTGACATCCAGATCATTGAAAGCACCGGCAAGAACTTGTCAGGCGCTGCCGACATCTTGGCATCAGGTAAGTCGCCTGCCCTGATGAGCGCCGAACAGAAGATTGCGTGGGACAAGACCCGTGTCGATCTGGCCGATGTGGTGCCCGGCATGAAGGCTCTGGACGACAAAGCCATTGCCGCCAAGATGCAAGATCGTGTCTGGGTACAAGACGCAATTGCTAAGGCTCAGGAAAAAGCCCGTGCATTCCAAGACATCGCTGCTCGTGCTCAAAACGAGCGCTTGCGTCAGGATGCCCTGATGAAGCGTGAACAAATGATGGACTTGCTGGAAACTCTGGAAGAACAGTTTGGCAAAGCTCGTCCAGTGCAGCGCGGTGGTCAGGGTCCAAAAACCCGCGCCTTCCAGCGCAACATGCTGCGCCCTGAAGAATCTGAAATCCAAAACGCATTGGTGAAGTAATGGCCTTTGATGACACAAACTTTGACCCCGTGAAGTACGGCGTGCTCTGGGAACGGGTCCAGATGATGGACAAAAAGATGGACAAGATGGAGCGCCAAATCGAGGAACTCCTCGAACTGGCCAACAAGTCCAAAGGCGGCTTCTGGATGGGCATGACCATCGCCTCGGGCATCGGCAGTGTCATCGGCTGGATCGTCAGCCACATGAAGGGCTAAAGTGTTTTCACTGGGTCCGCGATCCAAGAATCGCTTGAAGGGTGTGCATCCTGATCTGGTCAAGGTGGTCGAATTGGCCATCAAGATCAGTGACACCGACTTCACGGTGCTGGAGGGTCTGCGGACACCAGAGCGCCAAAAGGCACTCGTGGAAGCTGGAGCCAGTCAAACGCTCAACTCGCGCCACCTGACCGGTCATGCCGTGGATCTGGGTGCATGGGTTGAAGACGAGGTGCGCTGGGACTGGCCGCTGTACGCTAAGATCAACGCTGCCATGCAAGACGCCGCCAAACGACTGGGTATACCAATCATCTGGGGCGGTGCCTGGCGATCTTTCAAAGATGGTCCACATTTCGAGTTGGACCGCAAGGAGTATCCATGAATCAGACAATCGTTACAGCCGTTGCCCGCCACCTGTTGACCACCGTTGGTGGTGGTTTCCTGATGTCGTTTGGCCTCACCGGCACAACGCTTGAGGCCGTGGTTGGTGCAGTGTCCACCCTGATTGGTGTGGCTTGGTCACTTTATGACAAGCGCAACAAAAACCAGCCCGAAGCACAGCCAGCCGAGTAAGCCAAGCAACACCCAATAAGCCAGCGCCTTCAGTTGTCTGCGCCAAACAGTAGGAGGCAATGGCTCTCGGGTGTAGTCTTTGCGGCCAATCCGAGCCACACGGATGGGGCAATCTTGTCCTTGGTTGCACTCACCGTACTCGTCGCAGCAGTTCATCTTTAAACTCCTTTAATCCTGTAATCGTTTCAAGCGTGGCGAATCGGTGGCCGTTGGCACACTCGTATCGGCGCTTATGGACATTGTTATTCTTGTCGGTGCGGGTGTCGAGCACCCGTGTCCAGACATTGCAGACGGGGCAATTGAGGCTCACAGCGCCCCCAGTCCGGCAAATGGGTTGCCACCGTAGCTCTGCCAGGTCTTGCCCCGTTTGATGGCGCTTACGGTGGCTTGGCTGATCCCGTATTGCGCGGCAATCTGATGCTGGTTGCCGTCGAGCATGCGAATCTCGGTGGCCAGCTCCAGAGTCAGCTTACCTTTGGCGCGTGCCTTGTCGGACAGCTTTTTGCGACGAATCACATTGTTCTGATAGCTTTGCTCGACAGTGGTGCGACGCTGTACTTTGCCACGGGTTGTCCAAACCGTGTGCCCGGGATTCACGCACATCGGGTTGCCGCAGTTGTAAGTGGCAATCAGTCGGGGTTGATTACCGCCGCGCTCATACAGGATGAACCTGCGCACCGAGCCAATCTTGCGTTTCCAGTTCATCACGGGTGACACCCCGCAGCTTTGCATCGCACCTGTCCAGTTCCAGCAGTCACCCTCCTCGACGATTCGGGATCGGATGCGTTCAATCAACTCGCTCATTTACCCACCTGACTCAATGCTGCTTGCAGTCCAGCGAATCCACCGACTCGCTGACCATCGATAAAGATCTGAGGCATCTGGCGCACATCGGGGAACATGACCGTGAACGCAGCACGCTCGGCTTCGTTGTCCAAGTTGATCTCTTTGTAGTCGAGGTTCTTGGACTTGAGCAGCTGTTTGGCACTGACACAGTTGGGACAGCTGGATTTTGTATATACAACGATCTTCATTCCATGCCCTTCAAATATGCGGTCAGTCGCTTGATCTGCTGCTCACGGAACTTGACCATCGAGTCAGCGTACTCGCGTGTTGTTTGCGACTCAAGCAGCTTGCGCTTGGCGTCCTCCAGCTCCCGCAGCGCCAGCACTTCCGCGCTTGGTGTGGTCCACAGTTTTTTCAGTTGTTCAATCATCACAGTTACTCCTTAGTTGGTGTTGCACATTGTATCACACATTCTTGGACATGCGGTATTCTTTGATTGCGTTTCGCAGACCTTGCTGCGTGGTGGCCTTGTCATCCAGTGCCAATGCCTGCGCCTGATCCAGTGTGCCCTGGCACATGATGCGGTGACAGATCACCGGCACCCCTTGACCTTGGCGGCGCACACGGGCGTTGAACTGCTCGTACAGGTCCAATGACCAGTTGAGGCCGTACCACACAAGGATGTGGCCGTTCTTCTGAAGCCCATCGATCCCGTGGCCCATCGATGCAGGGTGGCCAATCATCAGTTGGCAGTCGCCCGTCTTCCA